TCCATTCCAACATCTGTACTAAAGAATCTTTGTTGAGATGTATTATTAGTTTTACGACCATTCTTTTTTTCAAAGTCTGCCCAATGTGATACGATTGATAAACCAACTGTACTATCTTTTTCTCCCTCTTGTATTTCAAAACTTTCTATCTTTCCTCTATAAAGTAAAAATGGGTCAGCAATTATAGCATTAGAATCATTTAAAAAACCTCTATAAATATCTACATTATCATTAACTACATTTTCATTTAATACTGTTGAGATAAATGTTTGGTCTGCACCAGATAGATTAATAGTTACACTTGATTTAGTAATATCTGTTTCTTCTGTATGATTAGATATACCTAATATAAAATCACTAGCTGAATATGTAACTGATGAACCTGATACTGATGATGTTAATGGAAATGAACAATCTGTAATATTAACAGGAGTACCAAAGCTAATAGTGATAAGATGTACTGGTCTAATATCATTTGTTGCTAGTTCGTTCTTTACTGCTGTTGTCAGGCTTCTCGTCATGTTCCTCAAATGTTCGTCTGTTTATTTTTATTGCATCATTGACCATATAACTAGCATTTTTAGATGGTTCGCTATACTTACCCTGATTAAAGGATTGAGAATTAAAATCATCAGCTTCAATTATTTCTTCTGCCAAAAAATCAACACTAATCCAATATTTTACTTTGTATTTCATCTATAAGGTTTCTTCAACATCAAATTCAAATTGATATAAAAATGCACCATCTTTTGCTGTTCCTACTGCACCAAATTCTTGAATATCATTTGTTAAGTGTACTGTAAAAGGAACATTATCATAAGTAACTACTGAATTATCTGCAAGTGCTGTAAGTAAAGGTGGCTCTATTGTAACTGTTGAAGCATTACTAGATGCTTGAACATCTGCGACTACCATATAAACTTTATTGTGTGATGCAAACTTAATAAAATCTCCAGCTTTAAATGCGTGTGGATTATCGTTATGATGTGCGTCCATAGCAATCGTTGTATCTCCAACTGCGTGAACACCATTAACTAAAACAGTTCCTGATTCATTACCTCTAGCATCTTCTATTTCAGGTGGGATTATTGTAAAGTTTTCTTTACCTGATCTTTGTTTTATTATAAAAGCCATTAACTCTCCATAAACATCTGATCTAGTTCCTGTAACTATTCTAACTGTAAATCCAAATCTTTGATTGTCTATTTGTCTTGCAAGTTTCTTACCAGATACAGATTTAGATATAATAGTATTTTGAATAGATTTTATTCCTAAAGTTTCAAATTTAGCAGATGATATTGGAAAAGCACCAGACATTATATTAAGTTTCTACTCCCTCTTTCATTAACAGCACTATTAATTAATTGTGTAATAGTTCCTCTTGATCTAACTAATAATTCTTCAAAGCCAGAAGCATCTACTGTATTAATATTAAAATTAACTGTTGTTGCACTACCACCATTACCACCTCTTGCTGATTGTTGTATCTGACCAGATTGGTTTGGTATAAATAATTCTGCACCTCTTTCGCCTACCATGTATGGTTGTCCTTTTTGTACTGAACCACCTGATGCTCTACCACTAAAGAAACTTCCTATTGTGCTAAATATACTATTACCACCACTTAAAGCCGCTTGTTTTTGTTTTTCTTTTGTAATTAATTTTTCAATAGCAAGTTCAACTCCTTTTCTTGCAACAATTTCTATTAAAGCACTTAAAACATTTACTAATAATGATCTTGCCATATTTTTAAATGTATCTGATAATTTTTCTCCAAATACAAATGCTCTTGCAAGACCCTCTGACATTTTTGTTATTCCATTATTAATACTTTCAGCAATAGTCATTCTTATATTTTTCATTTTATCTTCTAATGTTTTTAAACTACCACTATTTAGTTCTCTAAATTTAGATATAGCTTTTTCTGTTGCAGTTGGTATTTTAACAGATAATTCATGTTCAAAATCATGTATAATTTGTAAAGCTGATTCTACTGGTTCTACAAAACCATCATTAGCATCTGCACCACCTAAAATATCTTTTTGTACTTTATATGCTTCATTGTTTTGATTAATTTTTTCTGTAATTTTATCTATTTCTTTTCCTAACAATTTAAAAGTTGCAATAGATGCCGCAACAGATGCGGCAACTAATGGTATTCCAACTCCTGATAAACTTACCATAGCCCTTAATCCAGCAACAACAGGAACAATGGCTCTAGCCATGTTTATAAACATATTAGCAATCTTTAAAGATATAATTGCTTTTAATGCTAAAAATAATTTATCTGAATGTTGAGCCATAAAGGCAATTCCTTTACCAACTTTTTCTACAACAGTTGCTAATACAGTTCCTAAAGTTACAGCAATCTTATCTAATGTTTCTTCATTCTGTCCTAATGTTTTGTCTAATGCTTTAAATTGATCTTTTAATGTTTCAAAAAAACCAGCTTCTAATAATACTTTTTTAAAGTTAAATATTTTATCTCCAATCATTGATAAAGTACCCTCAAAAGTATTTGCTAATTGATCTGTTGCTTTACCAAATCTTCCCTCTTTTCCAAATGTTTTTTCAAATGCTTCTACTGTTGCTTCAATAGATACAGTTGCACCAGCTTGGAAACCAAGCATATTTCTAACACCTTTTTCTCTAAATAAATCTGCCGCACCTATACCAGCACTAAATGATCTCTGTATTTGTTCTGCTGTTGTTCTAAAATCTAATCCTGTAACTGCCGCAACATTACCAGTAATTTCTAACATTTGTTTTAAGTCTTTAGCATTGTCTGTAACAGTTGCTAAAATACCAGAACCTGATTGTATTTCTTCAAGAGAGAATGGAACTTTAGATGCAAACTTAACCATATTGTCAAAGGCTTTTGCACCCTCATTTGTATCTTTAAGTAAGAATTTTAATCTAACTCTTAAATTTTCTAATTCTTTACCTGTATTAACTAAATTTCTAATTACTAATCCAGCACCTAAACCAATAAAAGCATTTTGTAAATTAAACACAGCACCTTTAACTTTAGATAAAGCACCTTGAACATTGTTTAATGCTTGTTTGGATTTATCTCGTGCTACAATGTCTATATTAAGTCTTTGATTTGCCATTATTTAAATTTCCTTGCTTCTGCTAATGATTGTTTTGTTTTATACTCATCTTGCTCTTTTTTCAAGTATGCTAACCAAAGATTATAATGGCTAACAGGCATATCAAGAACTTGTTGTATTGTAAGGTGTAATCTCTCTGCAACGACTAAAAGCGACCTGATGTCAGGGTCGCTATCTACTTTTTTTCGGCTTCCTCGTAATTAGTGTCTAAAAGTATTTGATTGGCAACAGTAGATATAACATTTGAGTCTGCTTTTTTTCTTAATGCAAATTTATCTTCTGGGCTAAAGGCTTTAATCATTTCTCCTTTGTCATTTTTGACTTGGAGTTTCATTATAAGCAAATCAACAAGAACAGTTAAATCTTGAAAGTTACTAGACTTCTTAAAGATAATGTTTTTTTCTTCAAGAGTTAATGGTTCTGAATAAAAGACACTTGGTTTCCCATGTTCGTCTTTCCATTGTTCCACCTCAATAGTGATAGTTTTAAGAGTTTCAAAATGAGTTTTAACTCTATCAATAACTGACATAAATTAGGATTATACAGTTCCTATTGTTAATGCACCAGTTCCTTGAAAAGTAACAGTTCTTGAAATAATTGCGTCCATTGAGTTATTTACAGACATACCAGTTACAATTCCTGTACCTGAAAAACTTCTGTCGCCACTTGCATTACCCTCTGGGAGTAAAATAAAAGCGAGTGAAGCACCAGCTACCATATTTGTTTGTGGTGTATCAGTTTCGTCAAAGTGCATTTCTAAAGTACCAGAGAATGAAGTTCTACCAGCAACAAAAGATTTAGTTGCATCTGTTAAAGCTGTGTCCTCTACTACATCTCCAGTTGTTTCTAGTGTAAAGCCTGTAAGTTCGCCACAAGCAGTTCCACCAACTGTTACAACTCCTTCTTTTCCGTGATGTGTTGCCATTTTTTATCCTTTTTACTTTTAGATTGTTGTTCTTGTTTTTGTTCCTTATAACCTAAACTTAAAAAATGTTCAAGATTAGATTCATTAATAATTATCTCTGAATTATCTTTATATAATTTAATGTCTTTAGCCTTAAGTCCTTTTATTAGT